GAATTATCACTGTGGTCGTATTGCACTCGACCTATTGAACTACTGCCGCTATCACCAAAAAGCACCGTAGTTGACGCATTTGTAGTGCCTGTAGTAATAAACAAATTAGCATCACCAGAAGCACTATGAACATTGAGCAATCCTGACGGACTGGTAGTGCCGATACCGACGTTGCCTGTTGACCCGTTAATATTAAAGGCAGGAGTTGTAAAAGTAGTGTTGCCTACTGCTGAAGATGGTGTAATGCTAAAAGTTTGACTAGCATGAGTTGCAAAACCAAGTTGCCAATTATGTTGTGAAGCTCCTGAAAAGACATATCTTGTTTTAATCCCACTACCAGCTTCGCCTCCTATCTGCAAAGCGGTACCAGTTAAGTTATCAGAATTAAAACTTACGTTGCCAGAAACATCCAAAGACTCCGCAGACGCATCCCAGAAAAACTTCGCAGTCGTGCCACTATCCTCAAAAAAACTAATGTCTCCACTTTGTTCGGCTTGCAGTACTAAATGACCATCTCCATCTACTAATTGGAACTTATCTGTACCGCCATTATCGTTCCAGATTTGCCACTTATTCGTGCCCAAACCATTAGTGAAGAATGTTTTTCCGTAATTTAAATTGATAGTGTTACCATCAACAGTCAAACCATCGCTGACCACACTACCCGTTACGTCGATGCCTGTGGTTGTGGTGGCTAGTCGAGCGGCATTATCAAAGTAAATAGCCGCGCCAGCATCTGCTACAAATGTTGCAAGCGTTTCTCCTGTGTATTTTTGAAGATAAACGCCAGAATTTGCTCTTATGGCTAAAAGACCAGTACCTGCGTCATCAATGTAGCTATTAGACCCATCATGGTAAATCTGTAGGTCAGAGCCAGCACCGAAGACGGCCTTAGAGTTATCAGCGAACTTTAAATCTTCATCACTAGCCAGCCATTGGAGTTTTGCAGTTGTGCCAGTGTCCTCGTAGAAACTAATGTCGCCATTATTAGCTATTCCTAATCGCTCTGTATTATTAGTGTGTAAACTCATAGGAATGTTTGCTATTGTTTTAACAAACAGTTCAGTAGACCGACTTTGTATTTGTGAATAATTAGACGCTCCACCATTTGGCCTAAAATTTAACTGCGAAATATTGTCAGACGACCTGCCATCAAAATTAACTGTGTTAGCAGAAGAGTCAGAGTTAAACGTTGATGCGCCACTAGATGCCGTCACACTGCCCGTTACGTCGATGCCTGTAGAGGTGGTGGCTAGTTTATTATTGCCATCGTGATATAACTTAACGTCGCTGTCGTCGTTAAATACTGCAAATGCTTCATTAAAACCTCTGTCTGAAATAACGATTCTATCGTCTGACTCAATACGCATTTCAGCAGTAGCGTTGCCGTTTCTAATTAGCGCATCTGTACCTTGGCTCAATATTTCTAGGTCTGAGCCAGCACCGAAGATAGCCCTGTTGTTATCCCCGAATGACAGGTTGCCCGTCATGCTGTCGCCAGACGTTTCTACCTTGTCGCTGTTCAGGTTGGTGAAGTTAGCATCAACCTCGTCATTAGTGAGAGGCGAACCCTTCCCCGAGCGTGTTGTAATCGTAGTCATGGTTTACCTCTTTCTAATTAGGATGCTGTCAGAGTGATTGTCCAAGTCACGGACAAGCTGTCATCGGCAGATTTATTCACGACAGCAAATACAGTTCTGCAAAGCATAGTGCCGCCAGATGTTGCATTGAATATACCTGCCTCAGTCACCGCACCAGTTGCGTCACCAGCCTCAAAGCTAGACGTGTAGGTAATCGTATTGCTAGATACCGTGTCAGAGTCTAGTGCTTCGCGTGAGCCAAGCTGTGAGCCTAGAGAGGTATCGCTAGCCGCCGCCGCTGTAGAGCCAGAACCCAGCGCCATGTGCGTCATTGCTGTCTCGTCGTTCTTCATCCGGTCGCAAATAAAGTTAAGACCCGAATCTACGATAAGGTTCTTAATATTGCGCTCATCTTTAACGTTGCCATCTTTGTCCCGAAGAACCAGAGCCACGTCGCCTCTTAGTTTTAATCCATCGTTCATCATGTGAATGTCCTCGATGCGCCGACGTAGTCCTCGGCAAAGTAAGTGAAATCGCAGTAACCTTGACTGCGTAAACTACCAGAGTCAGCCGCAACCCCTGAGTCACTGCTGGCTTTAGTAAACTGTACAACTTGAGAGTCAATTATACCGCCATTATCGCTCAAGTTCTTGCCTGTGTTCAGAGTGTCGTTGTCTGCTACTGACGGACTCTCTGTAAATGCACGGCTAAATGCTACGACCTTGCTGAATGAGTCACTGGCACTTGGCCCCTCAGTCAGTGGTTTAGTAACGTCAAATGATGGGTCATCGTTGGCCGCAGGCGTCTCTGTGAACGAGCGGACAAAGCTAACTGTCTTTGCAAAGCTATCTGTTAATTGACCGCCATCGGAGCGCGTCTTAACAAACTGAATTTCTTGGTCGTCCTCTGCCGTCGCCTCGCCATCAAGGTCGTCAGTGACAAATGCTTGGTCGGTAAAGCTCATGCTTATGTCGAACGTCTGACTGTCAGTTAGTGCAGGAGACTCAGAAAGTCCCTTGGTAATTGCGAGGGTGTCTGTGTCAGTTACACCAAACGCATTGCTAAACGGCTTAGTCAGTAGCAACGTGCTAAGGTCAGTGCCGCCTAGCGCCTCACTAAACGACTTGGTTATAGTGTAAGCATAGGCGTCAGATAGTGCAGGGTCTTCGGTAAGGTTGCGGCCATAGGTAATTAGCAGGCTAAATACATCGGTTATCTCGATGTGGTCTACCTGTGGGCCTTGGACATAATCCTCCTCAAAGTAGGTGATGTCGCAGTACGTTTGGCCTTCTGTAGCGCCTGCCACCTTGGTGTAGGTAAATACGTGGCTATCGGTTGCGCCTGCCGCATCACTCTGAGGCTTAGTGATATCAAGCGTCGGGTCATCGCTGACACCAGCACTATCAGACAGCAAGAAGAAGCGGACAAAGAATGCCGCCTCTATCTTGGCTCGTAGCGCAATGGCCGATGCTGTGGCCTGTAAGTAGCTAACCGACTCTGCGGCTTTTAGGCTAGAAGCAGACACAGACGCACTAAGCGACTTGCCTACCGTGTTAGCTAGTAGACGGGCGGCGCTAAACGACCCTGAAAGAAAGCGCCGTACACTCACCCAAAGTCTTCTCTCAGGTAAAAGTCTACGATTTCGTAAACTGTCTCACGTGTGCCGCCACTAGCGACAACCTCGACCTCGCCCTCGTAGTAGCCCTCGTCCAAATCTAGCTGACCTGCCGAGAATGCAAAGAGCGCGATGCCATTAGTTTTGTCAGTGTCACCGCTTTGATTAGACAGACTAAACAGTACAGTCGTAGACCGCTTCTTTCTAAAACGCATAACAACTGTTGCGCCTGTTAAGTCTTCGACAGCGCCTGTGTCACTACGCGTAAGGGTGACTTTAATCTGCGGGCCAGTGTCACCCTGAACTAAGTTGATAGCCATGATTCCTCCTAAAGGCGCATTTTATCACGACGGCTTGGTCGGCCATACGATATCTAACTTATCTGTTGCAGACGCGTAGGTTGTAGGCAATTCACGCAATGCTGTTCGATAGGTCGTCCACTCTGTACGCTTTGCGTCTGTTAAGCCATTGTCACTTAACTGCGTCCAATCACTACGCGCTAACAGGTCATCGCGCTTACGCCTTATGTTGTCCCAATCTATCATCGTACCCCCGCAACAATGACATCACACGCAGTCACGGTAATTCTGTCTTGTGATACTTGCCCGTCAAAGTTAGTGACCGCACCTTTGATATAAAAGGTTTTGGCCGCTGTAATTGCCGTATTGAAAAAGCCAATCATCTCAGCGGTATGTTTAGCGTAGCTGACTGAGGTGTCATTAAGCGAATGGTGCGTGTAGTAAAAACTCGCTATCTGCCCAAGCTCACTAGAGCCTGACTGGTCGTTGACGATAAACCTTACCTCTGGCAAATCGCCGCCGTCATCGTCCCAGTTGCTAGAGCCGATAATATTCCACTCCATCTTAACGATAACCAAAGGCTTGTGACCGAGTGTCGTATCGTCGGGCGCGCCGAGGGTAACGCTGTCAATTGTTAATACGCCATCACTAGGTGAAATGCTAACTGCCGAGGCAAGGGTATCCGTAGTGTTTTCAATAACACCGCCAAGCAACTTATCAAACGTAATTGTACCCGCGCTAATTTTTGCGGCAGTCACGGCGTTCGCGGCAAGCTCATCAGTGTTTATCGCGCCCGCTGAGATTTGTCCCGCCGTTATTGAGTTTGCAACTATGGACGCGGCAGGCAATGTGCCACTTGTTACGTCGGCCCCATCAACTGCTTTTATCCATGCACTGCCATCGTAGCGGTAGAGCTTGTTATCTGTTGTCAGGTAAGCCATGTCGCCTTCAGAGGCAGAGGCAGGCAATGTGCTGACCACCTGCACTGGCTGTATGCCTGACGCAAACTCTGTTAACCCAATAGCGCCATTCGCAATCTGTGCAGAGCCTACGCCGTCGTTCGCAATGATTAGCTGACCTGACCCATCTACATCGAGCGTTACGCCGTCAATGTTGATGCGGTTGGCGTTTAAAGTTCCTGCTGTAATGCTGTCAGCAGAAAGATTAGTGACGGTAATGCTCGAAGCGTCTAGCGTTCCTGTTGTTATGTCTGTCGCGCTTTGGTTGCTATTTAGGGTGTTATTACTGCTCAGAGTAGTCCCGCCGACAACAAGCGTTCCACGGAATGTTCCGTTGCTAAACTCGACGTTTCCTGCTGTCGTTATTTCCCACCCAGTAGTACCCGCGACGTAATTAGTGCTTTGCAGTACGTTGGCTAGTTTAGTAACAGTAACAGCGTCGTCGCCAATTTCTGTCGTTGTAACAGCGCCTGCACCAATATCGGTCGTCGTTGCTACGACTGACGTAGCGTTAAAGCTAGCAGTAGCCGCTGACTTATTGCCAGAGAAATCGACCGCCTTTAGCCAGAAGTAACGCGTCACAGCGCCTGACAAGCCAGTGACCACATACTCCTCGCCGTCTACTACAGCAGTAGGTGACGCAGGTATCGAGTCGCTAGTGTTTACAAAAACCTCAACGTGCTTAAAGTCTATATCGTTAGGATTCGTCCACTCTGCGGTGATTGTTTGTATGCCGCCCGTAGCCGCGCCCCCTGTTGGTGCGCTTGGTGCAGTCGTGTCCCCATTTAGTGCTTGATTGCTTAATGTTGTGCCTGTGCTAGTTACGCCTAGCAGGTTTTCTGCCTGTACACGGAAATCGTAATTAGAGGTAATGTCGAGTCCAGAGATAAGCACGTTAGTTTCGCGGCTCTGCACCTCAAAGTAATCAGTGGTGCCGTTCTTGTTGTAGCGTATCTTGTAGAACTCGATAAAGGCGTCGTCAGGCGCTGTCCATGCCAACTGCACAGATGAGCTAACGCCACCATCTGGGCCTTGTAGACCAATCTCAGTCAGTGTGAGGCTAGTGACATTAGCGACCGTTCTGCCGTCGTATAAGTCCAGTTCACCGCCAGACAAAAAGTCCTCTTCGTCTGAGGTTGTCCAATCGTAGATAGCAGAGGCTGTCTCAATACAAACAAGATTAACTGCTAATGAGCCGTCAGTGCCTAACGCTAATGAGTAGTCGATGACCTCAAATACTTTAGAGCTATAATTAAGGCGGTCATTAGTGACCTGTATTGTGTCACCGACTTTAACCTGCAAGCCTTTAAGGTTTACAGCCATTGTTATGACGACTTGCTGACGTGACTTCAACAGTGCGATTTTAGCGAGACGTTGTGCCTGTAAGTTATTAGTCACAAACGGCAGAGGCATATCTAGGTAAAGAGGGTCGCCGTCCTCTGTGGCATAGCTAGAGCTAATCTGAGCAGGATAGTCTAGTACCTTGTAGTTCTTCTCCTCAGATACGAAGATGCCTTTAACGCCGTTGTAGATGCCTCTACGCGACTGCTTGGTCTGCGTCTGTATGTCGCCAATACAATCTGCTTCTGTGAAGGTATATGTCGGTGTTTTGTACTCTGCGCCGTCTACAAAATACTTGCCGCCTGAATATGTCAGCTTGCCGCCCATAGACGCCAGCAACTGCTCGATGTTGGCTTTAATTTGGTTTGCGGTGTCGATAACGCCGTTACACTGATAGCGGTCTTGTGTGCCGCCAGCGTCTATAGATACCTGCTCGTCGCAAAGGTCAGCCGCCGCCTCTAGCGCAGTCGAGTCGATGTTTACGTTGCTTTCGCCCAGGCCATAGCTTTGGTCGAGCATGTAGTCGCGCAAACAAAGCGCAGGGTTTGTACTATAGGCAGTGACACTCGTGCGCGGGTCAAAAACGCGCTTGCCTTTGATGACCGCTGTAATGTTAGGGACGCCCTGCGGAAACTTGTCCTGATTCCATTCCAGCTTAAATGCTATGTAGGCAATGCCACTTAGCTTGTGGTCTGCTGTCCACTCGGTAATAGGCGTCAGTAGGCTAGAGGCTGATTGCCCTGACGTACCCAGCTTCGTAGTGTCCATTGTGACGTATGTACCCCAGTCATCTTGGAAACCACCTGACGCAGTCCAAATCTTGTTATCGTTAAACCAAACTTCTTCGTAACTATTGATGTGATGCGTAGCAAACACGACAGCCAAGTGCAGATACTTGTTATCACTACCAGAGTGAGCGATGAAAACGACGTTGCCGCCGACTCGCATTTTGCCGTAAATGATTTTGCGGGTGCCAGCAGGCTCGCGGGTTGTCTGCGTTATGCCTCGCATCTGCGCGCCGATGTTAGGCTTCGGTGCGAGCGCACGTGACACAGCAGATAAACCAGCACCTAAAGCAAACGCACCAAAAGCGGCTTTCCAGCCGATAAGGAATTTGCCCGCCGCGACCATCGCTGACCCGACAGATACTAGCCCTGCAATGGCGGAAACGGCCATGTACTTACCTCAATACTAAAGAGTAAACGCGCTCAATCTCTTCAAAGTTCAATCGCTCTAGGATTGCGTCGAAGGGTTGATGCGCTTTTGTGTTTACGTGTAGCTTTGTAATGCCCTCTGCCGCTAGTGAGTCGATGGCATACTTAATCAGTTTTACGCCTGTTAAGCCTTTGCGAGCGGCCTTGGTCAAAAAGATAATGTCGTTGTTAGCAAACAAATGGTCGCGATAGTGCAGTGACTTGTTAACGATGACTACGAAGTAACCCACTAGCGTGTCGTCTTTGCGCGCTGTGTAGATTCGTAACGCATTGATGGCGTCGAGTCGCGCATAGCCTTCCCAGTCAGGGTTCAGCTTGATGATTTCTTTGTTGAGGGCTATCTCTTTCCAATGCTCCTCAAGCAGTGGCTCAATCTCGCGCCGCACCTTTGCCAAATTTTCTAGTGCAAATTCCAT